CGATACGCTCCTGTACGGCTGGATGTTTTAACGCTTTATTGAACAGTCTATTCATAGCGTTATAATCTATATGCAATCCAGTATTGTCTACCTTCATCCACATTTCACATCGCATGTCTAACATGCATTCATACATTTTTTCAGTTGGTGTTTGCTCCATAATAACAACTCCTATAGTTATTTGAGATATAGCGCAGGGAGGAGTTGAACCTCCCTTCTACCGATTGCGCTTATTCGTTCCATCCGGGCTTTTCAGCGTCCTGTTTCAAGGCGTCCATAGACGTAAGAATGTGCAATCTTACGTATTCACTTCCTATACTATCAGTAGTAAACCAATTAAGAAGCTCACTATTCGGACTTTTATCCCCGGTACAATAAATTGCATTTTCAGGTGCGTTATGAACCTTTGCAAGTCTGATTTGTTCATGTATATACCTTATGTTACTTCCGGTATACAATCCCCATGCCTTTATTCCATAATACTGTTTCATATAACAACTCCTATTGTTACTTTGAGATATAGTAAAGGTAGGAATTGAACCTACCCGAACCACCAGGTTTACTTAAGAATGCTGTTGAAATGATTCCAATTTACGAGCGAACTTTCGTACCGTCCGATTCTGTATCCCGTAAGGCAATCAATCACATTAGATACAGGACCACGGAAAACATCAATTCCGTCGGTGTAATATTCGTAGCAAACATTGTTAATATCGATGAAAAACATATGTCCTTTGCTCTTTTCCATTTAATAACTCCTATTGTTATTTATTGAGATATAGTAGTTAAAAAGACTCGAACTTTTCAGCAGGCCTGAATACCTGTACTACTTTTACTTTTTTACTTTTTTGTAGGAGTGTTGTTATAATCAGAGCCGTTTACATCCTCTTCCGGTTAGGCTGTATAGTGGAGTTTCCCGTATCGATCACCGTAAGGCGAAAGCCACTGAGCCATACTTATGTAATGCCCCTGATTTACCCTTCTCTATAAACAACCGATCCGGTTTTTTGCTGATTAGATTCTTGTTCACCTCCCAGCGTTAAACTCCCGTTTAACTAACCTCCCGGTTATTTGTCCTATGTACACTTTCTTAGGTATACACGTATTATATAGCTATAACCGTACCGACTTGACGAAAATAAGGTGATTTTCTCCACTTTTTTCATGTTTTAATTGATTGCCTGGTAAGTAATTACAAAAAAGCGTCATGGTCAGCTTTTCAAGCGATCTATTGTATACGACAATTGAGTCGTATCTATCCGTATTCATAAATAAGGATCAAAACAGGGTCATAATGATTCAAAAACGTCTAAAATAACAGAAAAATGAGTCATTATTTCAATAGTTCTATGTTGCGCAACTATGTACGAGCGATACGTGTTAATTTGTTGTATTGTAAGTAATTACGTGAAATAGGGTACATAGGGTAAAGCGGATTTATACAAAATAGGAATGTTATTTTATATTTGACAAGTATATAATTCGTTACAGTATAAGGAATTAAAATAGGGTCACTCTAAAGGGGTTATATTTGACACTACGCTGACACTACGCTAATTTGTTGTATTGTAAGTAATTAAGTACCTTTTAGTGTCAGTAGTGTCGGTAGTGTCAGCCGGTTAGGGCACGTTTTTTCAAAAATAAATAACAAATGGAAATGTTATTTTTAATTACTTATATAGTAACAAGTTATGATTAATAAGACGTATGTGTATAAGGAAGCACGTAACTTGTTGTATAGCAAGTAATTAGAAGCTAACGTACTGTTAGTTAGCCACGTTTAGAAATTACCCTACTGTACCTACTGACACTACTGACACTACTGTACAGGTTAATTTGTTACTATACAAGTAGTTACGTGCTATAATTGTAAGGTCAAATTAGTGTCGGTAGTGTCAAACACGCTTTACCCTATAATGTGTATACAGGTAATTACATATATTATAACAAATTACGTGTAGTACAGCATACCACGCTCACAGCGTTGTATCTGAACGCAAGGTATAATTGTATCAAGTACACCGAAAAAAGCGCACCACGTACCTTTGAGGACTATGTTTTTTGTGACTCACTTATTTGTCATATCGGAAGTTTTTGAATCATTATGACCCTGTTTTTAACGTTATTTGATGGAAGTGAGTAGATATGACGCAATCGGTATATGTAAGAAATCGCTTGAAAACTAATTACGGTATTTCTTTGTAATTACTTACCAGGTAGTCAATTAGATCATAAAGATTATTTATTTTTTTATTGATAATTTGTCAAGTCGGTATGGTTTAAGCTATAGTATAAGTGTACGAAACTAACAAGCTGTAGGAGGCTTAAAATGACAAAGAAAAACTTAACCGGAACACGGTCAACTGTAAAGCGGATTCTTAATAGGAATCGTGCATATCGCATCAGTACCTATACTCGTTTAGTAGGAAAGGTACTTGGACGGAAACTTGAACGTAGCGAACTGATGACCTGTTTGAACCATATGGTAAAAGAAGGGCAGTTCAAAATAGTTGTTAGCGGAAATTATGTTTACAATTATAGTATGGTATAATTATCAAGGTGTACAGGTATAAAAACCTGTACACTACTTTTTTAAAAACTTGTGAAAAAAGTCTTTACAAGTTTTTAAAAAAGTAGTAGAATGAACATAGTACAGTTCTTTGAAATATAACGGGAGTAGGACAAGGCGGGTGACCCGCCGGAAAGCCGAAACTTATAGGGAAGGAGAAACACTGAAGTACAGCCTATACAATGTCGTGGGACACGTGTAAGTGTGATTCAGTAAAAATATTTTGTCAAGGAGACAATGATGACTAAAGAAGAAAAAAAAACAAAAAATCAGGAAAAGAGAGCCGCGAAGAAATCGGCATTAACCGCTTGTTCGGTATTTGTTATTGAACATAGCGAAGATACTGAATTGTTGGCTCAGGCGCTCCTTATTAAACCGGGAACAAGAATGGCAACAAGAGCAACGTCTAAAGACGTTATTGCCGAACTGTTCCAGGAACAGGGTACTGTCACTGAAGACGAAATCTGGAGCGAACACAAGCTCGGCCGTGCGGAGATGAGGAAAATAAGGGTGAACCTTATTAAGAAATCAGCTCCTGCTAATCGTATATGGATCGACTTTAACGCTGAGGAAGGGACCTACGACCTTGTTGCCGAAGGACCCGAAGCTCCTGAAGGCTGGACCGGTTATCGTCCGGTAGACGTTGAAGACATAGACCTTTAACCAATTAAGCACCTGTAGAAATACAGGTGCTTTTTTATGCGTTAATACTTTAATAGTATAGTAGTTTATAAATATGATTTTTTACTATATACAGGGGCAATTTTAAGGTGTATACTTATAGTAATAATTGGGAATGTTATTATGACTATTGAACAGAAGAAGGAACATGTACTACGATGCGTTAAATTAGGGATGGATAGCTATTCAGCGTACATCGTAGCAACGTGTACAGTTGAAGAGATAGCGCTATTGGATGACGATGTATATTTTCAATCCCTTATCGAACAGCAAAATAAGATCGCGGAATATGATTTATTAAAAAACCACGAGGTGGCAACAAGGATTGCTATTAATCGTGGTAATGCGAATCCAGTACAATGGAGATTAGAAAAGTTGAATCCCAATAAATGGGGAAATGGTAAAGGTGGCGATACAGAAAAGACGCTTCCACCTGGAACAATTATTTTGGTTGGTGAGGAGACCGATGATAACGACACGAAATGATAAACAAGAAGTAAAAATCGTTAAAAAAGTTAACGATGTCCTTGTTCCGTCTAAAAAGCGGCACAAACTGATTGTTGGTGGTAGAGGTAAAGGTGCGTCTTGGAGTATAGCACGTATATTGCTTCTTCAAGGTATGTCAAATAAAATGTTTATTGTCTGTGTCCGTGAAGTACAGAAAACGATTGCCAATTCTGTAAAGAAACTTCTTGAGGATCAAATTAAATTATTTGGATGGGATGACGTCTTTTATAAGATTCAAGAAAATAGAATAATAGGCAGGAACGGAACTGTATTTGTGTTTCACGGTCTTCGTGATTATAATGCGGATAATATAAAATCGTTAGAAGGAGCCGACGCATGTTGGGTTGCAGAAGCGCAAACTATTTCGCGTCGTTCAATAAATATATTAAGACCGACAATACGTAAAGAAGGCTCTACAGTATGGTGGGATTTCAATCCACGTTATGAAACAGATCCTATATATATTGATTATATTATAAACGAAGATCCACATTGTGAAGTGCTTTGGCTTTCACATTCAGATAATCCTTGGTTCACATCCGCTTTACAGATGGAAATGGAAAGTGATTATTCGCGTGATGAAGTTGAGGCTGCACATATATGGGAAGGTACTTTAAGATTTGCCGGTGAAAAACACGTGTGCCCTTCAGCCTTTGTTATTGCAGCAATGCATCGACCTATTCCTACTAAATTAAAGTTCCCTATTATAGTAGGAGCGGATATAGCGCATCAAGGTGGCGATGAAATAGTGTTTTATAAAAGGGCAGGATACGCTATTATAGATAGCTATTTCAGCCGTTATCAAAATACGATTAAAACATATAAAGATTTAAAAGCATTTGCCACAGATTCAAGTGTCGTTATAAATATAGATAATGGTGATATAGGTAAGGCTGTTGCGGATTTAATAGAAGAGGATGGATTCTTTTGCAATAGAATTAACTTTGGTGGTGTACCTAAAGATCCTGAACACTATGAAGATTGTGTAACAGAAATGTATTTTGAATTGCGAGATAATATGGATGAGCTGTCTATACCGTATGATGAAGAATGTTTAAAACAAATATCTGAACGTAAGTATGATTATATAAACGGAAGGCGAGGATACGAGGTTGTCAAAATAGAAAATAAAAAAGATTTTGCCGAGCATTCAACTTGTAAAAGTAATTCGCCGGATAGAGCGGATGCGCTTGTGTTATGCAATTATGAACCTGAAGATTCTTCAGGTAGTTCTTTTGGTACGTTGAATTATAACTATGAATCGTAAGGAGAAAAATAAATGGAAACGCCTAAAGATCGTATAACAGGTTGTGTACCAACAATCGATTATGAAATAAATAGATCACACGAAAATCAATTTTGTATTGCACGTTTATATGGTGCAGCGTTAGCAGATGACGGAACGCTTATTCTTTATCTCACAACTCCTGCTGATAAAGAAGTGCATTTAAACATGACTACAGAAAATGTGGGAAATACACTTTTAACAATTGATGAAGATACAGAAATATCTGATCCAGCTGTATTTATAGTTGGTGATATTGAAGTTATTATAACGACTTATGGTCTGCAAGTAGTAACAAGTGATATTGATACAAAAGTATATAATGCAGTAGATTCGGGCACACCAATATGGACAAATAGAATAACGAAGTTTAAAGCTGGTGGAACTGGTAATCCTGCGATCATTAAAGTTGGAACTGAAGGGATACTTCCTCATGTTATTTTAGGTGTAAGTAAACGTTGGAGAATAACACTTAAAAATATTTCTGGAGCCGCAAGTGATGCTGAATTATTTTTAGCTTTTCATACACGGCCAAGGGAAACTGGTTTACCTGCACCTACGTTAAGCTTTTAAGGATTTTTAAATGAGTCGAACAGATAGAATAGTAGAGAAAGCTATAAAGAAAACTATTCAGGCAATGGCCGAAGGCGGAAAAGATTCTGTTGATATAGAATCGCTTCTTTTGGCGTCACGTGTTACAAGCTCTATAGAGGGAGTGAGTAATAAGTTTGATAGTTACTCTTCACAGGTTCTTGAAACTTATAAAAAATACAACGGTTGCGGCACATGGGGAAACGTGCAGACAAGAGCATTGGTAGATTTTCGTGTTGCGTTTATAGCTGGGGAAGGTATTTCTGTATCGGCTAAAAATGAAGTTACGGCAAAATGGATAGAGGACTTTATAAATGATAATTTTCTAAATGGCTCATTATTTATAAATTGCGTTAAAGCAACCGAAATGGCCGGGCAATCTATATATAATTTAAAAGCAAATAAAGAAGATGAAAAAGATACGGATCCAAAAATAATAGTGTACCTTGATCCGTATAGAAAAGATCATGAGTATACGCCGAAATATAAATTATTTGGTGCACGTTCGTCTATTGAGTTTACTGTATTAGAGGGAGTTGAGAAAAAATCAAAATCAATTAAAGATGCTGTACCTGTAGTTACAGGTGGAGATGATATATTATCACAGGGTCCTACGACAAGAATTGGTGTTGCGCTTAACGATATAGAAAATTACGATAGAGCGGTTAAAGATATAAGAAGATTAAATCACTACCTTGCAAGAATCACACCTACTTTTAAAACAAAGGATACAAAAGAAACACGTGCCTTAACCAATTGGTTAGGGGAAATGCGTTGGAAAATAGGACAGGCATTCATAGGTACGGCTGAATTTGAATATGTGACACCAAGTACGGGAGCACATGATAATCTTAAAACAGAATTAACGACAACTGTGAAAAATATTTCTGCTATAACAGGTATTCCGATTCATTGGTTAGGACATGTTGATTTAATGTCTAATAGATCAACCGCTGAATCGTTATACGAAACCGTTAAACATGCGACATTGATTGAACGTGTTATACATCAAGAGGCTATTTATAATTTAATTTTAAAAGCGCAGGAGATGTATATAGATTCAGGTGGAGACAAACAATTTAATCTTGTAGACAAAGATTTTGAGGTTAAGCTTCCGCTCATAGACTATAGTAATTTTCTTGAACGTGTTCGTGCATTATCATTAGCATTCAGCGATAATGTAATATCCATGTTTGATTATCAATCTCAACTACCAGGTATTGATCCTATGAAAAGCACCGAACAGATTGAGGAAGATAAAAAGAAAGAAATAGATTTAATCGTTGGAGGAATAAACGATGAACGAAACAGAAGTACGAACTTTAATAGCGAATCAGAAGAATGAAATTGAAAAATTGAAAGAGGATAATGTAACTCTTTCTAAACAGAACGAAGATCAGGCAAAAACAATTGAAAAATTAGCTTCTGATTTAGTAAACGGGACACCAAAAGGAATGGAAAAATTAAGAAAGGATAATGCGTCCTTATCTAAAAGAGTAGATAAACTTAAAAACTCTTTGAACGATAGCGATAAGGAATCTCTTGACTATCAAAAAGAGAGCGAAGATTTAAAGAAGAAATTGGAAATAGCCGAGCGTTCTGATCCGACTGTGAAAGGACCGGAATACAGTAAGGTTATAACAACTGCTGATCTTAAAAATGTACGTCCATATAGAAAGCCATTGGAGTAAACGATGTACAAGAAAAAATTGAGAGTTTGCTTTCCAGAAGGTGGTTTAGTTTTCGCAAATGTAAACTACCGCAATGGGCATGCAATAATTAGAGTAGATAAACTTGAGATAGTTAAAAAAGATAATCCAGAATTCGCTAAAGATGGTGTTATTATTGCCGATGTTATACAAAAAAATTATAGCAAGATGATGATAACAATAGAGAATTATCTTGAGAGCTTAATGCTTAAGGAATTGGAAAATGAAAATAGAAGTACAAGCAATGGAGTTGGCGTTAGATCCGCAAGACTTAAAAAATCGGATACTTCCAGAAGACTGGAAGAAGATACAGGGGAAGGGGAAAATACAAGCGTACACTCTGGCACACGAGGGGATGAGTACGCCGAAGGAAGTAGGAAAAGAAAACATTCCGCTCCAGTGGACGAAAGCGGTGATAAGGAATCTGGCGAAGAAAATAAAGAAGGGGACTAAGTTTTTTGTAAATCATGGAGAAGATAATTCTCATGATGGCCGAAAATCTGTAGGGGAAACCGTTGCTTCTTTCGTGCAGGACATACAAGGTAAACTATCAAATATCGTAATAGGATTTTTTCCTGACGATAATGATGTTAAGAAATACGACGTTTGCTCAATGGAAGCAAATGTAGATGTTGCAGAAAATGGTGTCGTAAGCGAAGTTGATGAAGTAAGTGGAATTGCTATAGGTAGTTCACAAGTTGACAGTCCGGCTTTTTCTGGTGCTCAAAGGCTTGCTACGATTCAGTGTTTTGGCGCTGAAGGAAATGACGATAAATCAAAAGGCGGATCAGGAGATGATTCTGGTCAAGGAGAAAAAGAAGTGAAGTTTGCAGATGTAGTACAAGCGGTGAAGGAAATGAATATTTATCCGCATCAACTATTTAATGAAGAAGATTTAAAAAATGATGCGCAGTTTCGCGTAGTTTATGATGAACGAGATTCGTTTAAATCTAAGTTTGATGAGAGCGAAAAAAGTTTAAAGAAAACTAAGGAAGAAAGTGAAACAGCTATTA